TGATCGACCCCAGATGTCCAGCTTGTGATGTCGTTGAACCCTGACCAACGCACCTTATACGGCACACGCCCAGAGCCTTCGTCGATATTAGCCGTCCAGATGAAGTCACGCACCACGGCCAAAAAGTCAGCCCTTGGCGGCGAGCCAGCCAAGTCAGAAAACGCAGTGTCTGTGCCTAGTTGCCACTTCTGCAACTCTTCGCCGGTTCCGCCAGACGCAATGACATACTCACCAAATTGTACGAAACGCCACTTCTCTGGGCCAGCGAGGTCATAGGCTGGTGTGCCAGCCTTGCTGACATCGTCCAGATTATTGGTTGATGGGTTGAACGAGTATAGCTTGCTGTCGTCCCCAGCAAATAGCTTGACGTTGCCGCTGTTGTCTTTAGCCGCATAGATACCTCGTATTGTGCCGCTGGCAGAATTGCTAAAGCTAATAAACTGGTTTAGCGGCCGGTAGCCGTTATACGCCGGTATCACGTTCTCTGCCGTGACGACGCCTGCGTTCATAAAGTCCGGCTGATCCGGTAGCCATTCGCCAAAAGTAATCATTGCCCTAACCAGTTACCAGTTGCGCCCGCGGGCGGTGTTGACCAAATGCTAGGCGCGCCTGCTGGCGCTGTAGCCCAAGACGGTGTAGTCGGTGTGACTGCCGTCCACTCCTCGCCGAGTATAGTCATTGTCACGTCGCCAGTCACTGCCACCCTTGGCGCGCCAGCTCCGGCAAACTCCGCCACGACGCCGGTTGACTGCGTCACTGCAATTTCCGCCGTGCCAGCGCCCAGCGTCACAAAGTTAGAGCTAGACGTCGCGCTGGCGGTGATTGTGGCTGTGGCCGCCATAGGCCGTATGCGATTAAGGTCAGACGTCGCAGTGCCGACTGCGTTGACCAGCGCCTCAAATGGCCGGACACGGGCAAACGCGCTAGAAGCCGTGCTGATCGCCTCAACAGAGGCAACCATAGGTCTTATACGCTCGGCGGTGCCAGAGGCCGTCACAGAGACGTCTACGGCCGCTGAGACGCTTTTTAACTTCGACGCCTCGGATGTTGCGGTGATTGCGGTGCTGGCGCTACCGTCAGCGACCTTTACTTCCAGCGCGAGCGCATCGAGCGTGCCATAGTCCCAGTCGTCTAACGCGCCCCAGCCGTCCATATGGTCGAGCGCAACCGCAGTCCACGCGACCTTGTCGCCAACCGTGTCGATGGTAAACGGCAGGGCATCAAGCGTGCCGGTTAGCCTATCTAATGGTGCGACTGTCGACATTGGCTACCCCTAAGCGGCGGTAATGTCCATATCACCGATTGCGATTTTAAGGATGTCGCCAGTCTCGATGACCTTGCTTGCGGTCAGTGCGCCGTGGATCAGCAGGTTGCCAGAAGTCAGGGCGTCAAAGATACCGAAGTGAGATACCGTACCCCAAGAGCCGGTGGCGGCGTTAAACTCGACCGCCGCGTCGTTTGATGCGACGCCAGATGCGGCCGCGCCAAAGCTGATAGCCTCGCGGGCGTAGTTGTTGCCGGTCAGCTCGGTGCCGCTGTTGTCGTCGTTAAACGAACCAGTCGACAGGCCGACGTAAACAGTTGCTGGCATCGTGTAGGCGCCGGTGCCTAAGATGTGGTCGAGAATTTCATTCTCAAGGTAGTCGGACATAGCAGACATAGTTTAGCTCTCCACTGCTGAATTTTGGCGTTGATATACACTGCTGATAAACAACGACCCCGTGCCATAATGCGAGCGTTGCTCATCGACCTTGATCTCTTCAAGCGCAAGGTTGAACCGTTGCAGGTACTGCGACGCACGCGTCTCATCTAGCAGGTAAGCATACGCCTCGGCCAGTGCGCCGTAAAGGTAGGCATCCGGCGACCGGCTCAGGATGTTGTTTGTCTGGTTTACGGCTGACAGCGCATCAATCGTGCCGATGTAGACGATCTCGACCGTGTAGGTTGTGTCGGGGATCGGGCGCAGTTTGATTTCGTCGCCGATGATGCTGTAGCCAAGCGGCTTGCCCTGACCGCCCGACGAAAACTTTGTGTCAAGCGCCGACGGGCTGTAGTAAGACAACACGGTCAGCGGCGTGGTGTTTAGTTTCACCTCGCGCACCTCGCGCAAGTCAACCGGCAATGCCAAGTATTCGTTGCCGCCAACAGTCGACGCGGTGACGCGCTTTTCCTGACTGCGTGTCTCAAGCTCGCGGCTCATGCGCGCCTCAGCCATTGTGATGAAGTCGGGTATCTGTGCTGTCAGGTCATCCCTAGCCAGAAACCCGGCTATGGCGAGCTGTAGATTTGCGTATGTATCGACTGCCATTATATGTTTCCGCCGCCTGTTCTAAAGTCACGGTTCTGATGGTCGTTCAGCCACGCCTTCCAACCCTTCGGGTTTTCCTGCGGCGTGCCAAGCGTCTCAATCAGGTGATTATACACGACATTAGGTATTTCCGCTACATGTTGCATGTGGCGCTGGGTATTGCCGATCATACTGCCCTTTGAGTAGTCGTTGTTCATCTGCCGGTTTAGTTTTACCAGCGTGTCGAAGCGTTGCTTTTGCTCAATAACAGTCGAGCCGTCATTGTTCTGGTGCATGTACACTTCTTTTTTGGTGTGTGGGTCTGTGTATAAGACGCGCTTCATATTACCACCTATGAATTAGAAGAGAGGGGGCAGTCGCCCGCCCCCTCAGTGATATTTACGAACCGTTAAGGTCAAACACAACAGCGTGTGCCTTAGGCGCCGTAGGCTTTAGTGACCATTCCACCACAAGGTGGCTGGTTGTCGCATCGCCGTCCTTGGCCAAGTCTTCCTCAAGGAAGTTACGACCTTTCAGTGTGGTGATTGACACATAGTCTGGGTCAATCAGGAACACCCGGTCGTTGCCCATCAGGCGTGATGGAACCGCCTCGACTGTGCCGAAGTCAGTCAGGAACACTGAAGTCGAGCCGACGTATGTGACTTCCTTAGCGGCAGTCATATTTACGTCGTTAGACACCAGATTGCCTGTGGCAGACAGGTCTGAGAAGTTGGCGCGGTTAGTTGCAGACGCAACCATAAGACGAGGATTACCGCCGTCTTCCCACGCGTCCTGCATGCCGTCCTCGATCAAGGCAAGTGTCAACGGGCGGGCCGTGCCTGACGTGATCGTTGTTGTGCCGTTTGCACCAACAGCGAAGGCGCCAGTTGCACCCACACTACCGTTTGACATCCAGCAAGTCAGTGACGCTGACTTACGAGGGTCATTGCCGTCACGGGCAACGTCGGTGTCACCGATTGCCTTTTCGATGTCCCGGCGCAGTTCGAGAGCCTTCAACACCTTCTGGTAGTTGTGTTCCCGTTCACGCCCGGCTGTGTCAACTGCGTCCAGAGTGCCAGAAGTCGCGAAGACTTTCTTGGAAATCTGGTGGTAGTTGCCCACGCGTGATGTTGGGGTCGCCGCCGCAGTCGCAGTGGTCGCTCCCTCATTATGATAGTTGGTAGCTGACGCCGCCGTCAGCTCCTGCACTTGCCATTCCACAAAGATACCATTGCTGGTCTCTTTTTTTACGTTGCTGAAAATCGGTGTTTCAGCAGGGTCGCCTTATACCCCAGCCTTTCGGTGGGAGTGGACTATATCATCACCCCGTGTTGGGGTGCCGGGCGCTCTAGCCTGTTATTAAGGGGGCTTTACCCCTCAGGTAGTCTCTGAACCTTCCGCCGGTGTACCGACGGCTTGGATGCTGATTGCCATAGCTTTCGCCTTAGGGTTCCAGCAGTTCACCCAGTTTAGACCGCACCTACCCTATCTAATGCGGTAAATAATATCGGCGAGCTGTTCCTTTTCGCCGACTGCCGCGCTTGTCGCAAAAACAGTCATTTTAGTTTACTCCTCGGGCTATCTGCCCATTAGATAATTAACGGCGGCATCCACGGTTCCAGCGTCCTCAAAACGCTTTCTCGCTTCTTGCCGAGAACGTGTAGCAACTTCGCGCTTGGTTTTCGGGCGTCCTGCCTTAGCCATCTTTGGCGCCTCACGGGTGCGTTTTTTGGCGGCGGGTTTCTTCGACTGAAGATTGTCCCACTTCCACGCCTTGTAAAGCAATTCGATAGCCCGCGCGTCAGACGCGTTGGCGATCTCTTCTTCACTAAACCCAATTCGACGCTGTGCGTACTTGATGACTTCCTGACGCTCATTCTCGCGAATGTCGTCATTCTGCCACTCAGGTATGCGTTGCAACATATCGGCGCGCTGGTGCTGTAAGTGCTTTTCCAGATTGCGCTGATGATCCTGCATCTGCTGTTCTGCGACGCGTTGCCTTTCGGCTTCGACTGCTTTCTGCTGTTCCTTGTACTGATCCCATTCGGTCTTAGCTAGGAACAAGTCACGCTCGCTCATCGTTTCGGCTAATGCTCTCCAATCAGGTTCCTGCTGGACTGTCTGTTGGATTTGGGCGTTCAACAAATCAAGTTGCTGTGCG